TGCTGCTAGAAAAGACTCAAACGAACGGCTGTATCAATATTGGGATAGCACAGATGCCAATATCAAGCAGTACATCGTAAAAATGGGAGATGTGGCAACGGCAATCAGAGAAAGCGCAAAGTCGGTTTAACGGCTGTGCCTTGTGCTGCTGGGCTTTTACAGCCAGCACCAAGGCATGGTTATAAATCGGTGTAGCCACGAAGCGAGGTAGTGAATGAAGGTCAAAAGGGTTTGGTCATTGGGTGCAGGCGTTCAGAGTTCCACCGGCCTGCTTATGTCTGACTGCGGAGAGATAGAGCCGGTTGATGTTGCCGTGTTTGCCGATACAGGGTCAGAGCCGAAAGCGGTTTATCTGTGGTTGGAGTGGCTGAAACAAGTAAGCAAAACGCCGATTATCACAGTGCAACAAGGGCAAGGCTTGACCGCTGCAATTGAAGCGGCTTGTGACGGAACCGCAAAAAGGGCAAGTTCTCTGCCGCTGTTCACGGCGAACGGTGGTCGGGTGTTTCGGCAATGCACATGGGATTTCAAGGTTATCCCGATCCGCAAGGCAATCAAGCCGATGGTAGGCAAGGCCGGTTGCGTTATGGTGCGGGGAATATCTTTTGATGAGCGGCAACGGGCGAAACCGTCAGACGTGAAGTGGGCGCGGCATGAACACCCACTGGTTGACATGGGGATGACCCGCGCTGATTGCCTCCGCTGGATGCTGAAGAAAGGCCACCCCCTGCCGCCCCGTTCCGCCTGTGTGTACTGCCCGAACAGATGCAATGCTGAGTGGGTGAAAATGAAGGAACTTTACCCGGAAGATTGGGCGGAAGCGTGCCGCGTTGACGAACTTGTGCGGCACAACCTTCCAGGGATGAAAGAGCCAGTTTTCCTCCACCGGCAAAAAGTACCGTTGAAAGATGCCGACTTGTACGCAAATATCAATCCGGATCAGCTGCAACTCGGTGATGACGGTTGGGCGGATTGTGAAGGTCTGTGTGGAGTCTAGGGAAGATTTATAACTTCTGAATATACCGAACACCAGCGGCTTTACGGATCAACCAATCGAAAGGATACAGCCATGACAAACACAGAATTAGAGCGGCTTTACGGATTAAAATCCCCGGATAATAAAATTCTGGAAAGCAGTCGGGTGCGTGATTGGCTGGAAAAACTGGAAAAGGAATTTGCCGTCGAACACAAAACGGATAAGACCCGCAAGACATACCGCCGCGCCATTATCCGCTTTATCCTCTGGAAGTTCCACACCCGCTGTCAGGATGTGGCTGAAATTGCCATCCGTAGTTATCTGACTCATCTGGCCCAGGACACCCATATATCATCCAAAACCCAGAATGTAGTTTTTAATGCCCTGCTCTACTTTTACCGCCGGGCTCTCGGCGTTGAACCCGGCAAAATAGATGCCGAGCGTGCGCCGCGCACCAATTACCTCCCTGTGATAATCCCGCGCGAGGACGTGGCAAAACTGTTTGCCGCTTCCCGAGGAATTTATCGGCTGATCTTTGAGGTCATGTACGGCTGCGCCTTGCGAGTCGAGATAGATTGCCTGGAGTTACGAGTCAAGGACGTTGACCTCTCCAGCATGCTCATCACTGTACGCAGCAAGCACGGCAGTATCCGCAATGTCGAAATACCAGAATCTCTCCGCGAACCACTTAGGGCTCAAATTGCTGATGTAAAATTCATTCATGATGCCGATCTGGCCGATGGTTTCGGCATTGTGGATCTTCCGGATGCCCTGGCCAGGAAATATCCGACTGCCGGCAAAGAGCTGGGCTGGCAATATCTTTTCCCCGCCCAATCTCGCTGGATAAGCCCTGACGGTCGCCAGGGCCGCCCGCACATTCATGTGACCGCCGTACAAAAGGCATTCCAGATCGCCCGGCAAAAGGCCGCCATAATCAAGCATGTCACCCCGCACTGTCTGCGCCATTCCTGCGCCACTCATCTGCTGGAGGATGGCGTTGATATTCGCCTGGTGCAGAAGCTGCTCGGCCATGCCAAAGTCACCACCACCGAAATTTACACCCAGTGCACCCAGCGCCGTGCCGGTTATCGCAACCCTTTGGATCGCCTGCTCGGCTTTGCCGAGGATATCATTGAAATCGCCATGCCGGATGATGTGCGCCGCTGGCTGATCGCCCATGCCTCCCGCCTGGGCCTAACCCCCGCCGAAGATGCCCGCCAGATACTCGCCCTGGCTGCACAAGGGAGTATGCAATGAAGCAGACCAGCCCACTTTACCAATTTCCCGCCACGCGCTTTGTCTCCAACTCACCCTGGCGGCAATGGTGGCATCTGCTGTCAGAGGTGCTTGAGATCGGTCTGGCCCTTCTGACCGGGAACATTCAGCACGCGGCTGCCGAAACCTGGGATGTTAAGCAAAGCAGCGAGACCCTGCACCGCATCCTCTCGGGTACCGGCGCAGATATTGAAATGGCCCAAGACACTGTAATGGAAAATTGCCTGACTCGCGGATATTACAACACAGGAAAAACCGCATGATCCTCGCCCTGGTACAAAACCACGTAACCCTCCGCAAGCAAGGCGCGCACTATGTCGGCCGCTGCCCAAAATGCGGCGGCACTGAAGCCACCACACGCTTCGTGGTTAATATTGCCAAGGACTTTTGCCAATGCTATTCGTGCAGCTTCAATGCCGACCCGATTCGCTTCCTGCGCGAGATCGAAGGCAAAACCTGCCCGGAAGCTCACCGCACCCTCGGACTGGATTGCGATAACCCCCACTGCCCGGTTTGGGAGAAATGCTCCAAAGGCAAAGGCGAACGCCCAACCTCGCAAAAATCAACCATGACCACCCCGGCTCCGGCTGTCGACCGACCCACCCCCGGATTTAACGCCAGCGCCGCCACCACCCCGCCGGATCTCTGGCAGGCCAAGGCCGCCAAGCTGGTAAATCGCGCCCACCAGGCCCTGCTGGATACCCCCGAGCAACTGGCCTATCTGTCCTCGCGCGGCCTGCCCCTCGCCGCCGTCATCAAATACCGCCTCGGCTATGTACCCGAGGATTTTTACCGCGATCGGTCCTCCTGGGGTTTGCCCGAAGAATTGTGGCCGGATGGCCGGCCTAAAAAACTGTTCATCCCCCAGGGCATCCTCATTCCCTGGTTTATTGACGGCCTCATCCACCGCATCCGCATCCGCAAGCAGGCCCTGCGTAATGCCAAGGATGGCCGCTACTACTGGCTGCCCGGCAGCGGCAACGACATCATCTGCCTCAACCCCGCCGCCCAGGCTCATGTCATAGTAGAAAGCGACCTCGACGGCCTTCTGATCGACTGGCAGGCCGGTGACCTGGTTGGCACCATCCCGCTTGGCTCCTGTTCCACCCATCCCAAGGCCAAGGCTTTAACCTTACTGGAGAAAAGCCTGTGCATCATGGTGGCGCTCGATTTCGACAAACCGCGCTGGGATGAGGAAAAACAGCAATGGATCGCCCCAGGTGCCAAATCCTCCCTCTGGTGGGCGCAGAAATTTCCCCGCGCCTATAAACGCTGGCCAGTCCCAGACGGCAAAGACCCCGGAGAAGCCTTCGCCGCCGGCGTCGATCTGCCCGCCTGGGTGGTACTCGGTCTCCCCCCTGCTCTGCAGATCCGCGCCACGGTTCCTGATGACGTCCCGGCAGAAGAGCCCATCCAGGTTGGAATACCGGCCGTAGCCGAACCGCTCTACAAAACCATCACCGCCGCTGATGGCCGTCAGTTTATCCTGACCGATGACCCTGGCACCTACCGGACCATGACCGATGCCGGAAAGATCTGCTTTACCAGCGCAGAAATGCGCCTTGTGGCTCGTGCCGTCGATACCCCGCAGCAAGCCGCCCGCATCCTGGATATAAAAACCACATTCCCCGGCATCCGCATCACTGAAACAACCGATTTAAGGGAGATCGCATGACCGCTATAACCTGGGTGCTGACCATACTTTCCATCATCGGCGTCATTCTCAATACCTATCAAGATCGCCGTTGCTTCTATATCTGGATAGGTATTGAGGCTTCCTGGGCCGTAGTCGATTTCAGCAAGGGCATTCACGCCCAGGCCGCTATGTTCACCCTCTACCTATGCCTGTCTATCTGGGGCCTCTATAAGTGGCGCCACAAAAAGCCTGTTCCAAGGGAGGCAATATGACCGAAGCCCCCACCCCGCAACAGCGCCTTGAAGCGGAAAAAATAGCAATTGATGCTATGACCGACACCACCGAGCAGGCTCTGGCCTCGGCTGCGCTGCGCCTCAAGATCGGGGCCATGAAAGGGGAAAAAGGTGCCCCGGCGGAACTGTCCCGCGCCAACAAGGCACTGGCCGACTACCGCGAACAGCAATCCGCCAGCGGCGACCGCTTCCGCAACCTAGCCGAGGCCTCGCGCTGGATAATTACCCAGGGCTATCTGGTATCGGACCGCAGCGTCCACAACCACTCCCGCTATCCCGGATTCCCGCACAAGCAAAAGGATGGCAGTTACATAAAAAAGCAGGTCGAGGATTACGCCGCCGTCACCTGGGAAAACCCGACTATCGGCAAGCCGGTTTCCGCAGGGCAGAGTGAGGACTACAAAACCGGCATACAGCGCGAAACCGAACGCAAACTCAAACTGAAAAATGATGAAGAGGAAGGTCGCCTGATCCGGGTGGAGGATGAGATCCGCCGGAGGGTAAATGTGATTGTCGGGCTCAAGATCGCCATGGAGAACCACCGCGCTTCCTTCGTACAGCTTCTGTCCGAGCGCATGCGCGATAACCAGGATACCCAACCGGACCAGCTCGATGAAGAGAGCCAGACCTGGCAGCGCAAAGCCCTCGATGACCTGGTTTCGGAAGCCGGGCACATCTACAGCGATATAGTCCTACAGGTATTTGCCGAAATAGGTAAGCAGGGCGGAGTTAAATTGTGACCACCGCCCCCGCACATACCCCCGAATCGTCTGCGGACTTTGTCCCCTTCTGCGACGAAGAGATCCGCGCCCTGGAATACCGGCGGCGCATCCCCGGTGGTGACTGGTCCGAGGAAAACATCTACCTCAAAAAATCCACCCGGCCAGGATGGTGGAAAAACGCCAACAACCCCCCGCTCAAGGGTATCATGGACATCTTCTCGCTCTGGCATGTCCGCACCGGAGTCATCCGCAAAGGCATCCAGACCGGCGGCACCCAGGCCTGCTACAACCTGCTGGCCCGCGAGGCAGACTACAGCAACGGCAACGACAACGCCCTGGTTGTCATGGCTGATGAGAAATCGGTAAAAAAGCACGGTGTCAATCGCCTGCGCCCCCTGTTCGAATGCTCGCCGAACCTCGCCGCCATCATGAGCCCCAACCCCGACGACACCACCGCCTACACCATGCGGCTGCTGTCCGGCTTTCGTATCGATGTCGGCTGGGCCACCTCCGAAGTCTCGGTCGCCTCCGAATCCTACCGGGTGATCATCATCGATGAAATCTCCAAATTCAGCAACGTCCAGAACATCGATGAAATCAAAGGACGCGCTACCACCCACGAAGATACAAAAAAGCTGCTGTTCCTCTCCTCTCCGGACATGAGCGGCACCGACCCGCTCCAGGCCGAAGAAGCCTCCTGCGATGTAACCTTCGACTTCTGGCCGGTCTGCCCTGATTGCGGCGAAGCCCAACCCATGCTATGGGACAACTTCACCTGGCCCAAACAGAACAGCCTGCTGCCAGGCGGCAAAGAAGACCACCCGCATCCCGGCGAAGTGCGCCGCCTGCATCTTGCCCGTTACGCCTGCCGGCACTGCGGCGTGCTTTGGGACAATCATGCAAAAAACAGGGCGGTCACCCTCGCCATGGCCCGCCCTCCCTACAGCGGCTGGATACCACGCCAGGAGGTAGCGCGCTTCAGCAGCTTCGCCGTCATCTACCCCGGCTGGCTCTCCCCTTTCGTCTCCCTCTCCGAATGCGTCGCCAAATGGATCGAGGCGCAAAATGAACTGAAAGAAACCGGGCGGGATGACAAAGTGAAGAAATGGACCAATACCGTAGCGGGTGAATACTATGCCCGTGAAGCAATCGGCGCGGTCACCACTGAACATCTGCTGCGCTACAAGTCCGATCTGCCCCGCAATCTGGTACCACCCGACACATGCTTTCTCGGCCTGTTGGCCGATACCCAGCAAAGCAGTTTTTATTACGAGGTTTGGGCTTATGGTTTTGCACCCGCCTATAAAATGCACATGGTCCGCCATGGGATTGTTGAGAAGTTCATCGACCTGGAGGGCCTGATACTATCGGAAGAATTCAAAGACCATAACGGCCTGATCCATCGTATCGGCCCCGGCCTGCTAGACTCCGGCGGCACCCGTCGCGGTTATCAGAAACACAGCCGCACGGTCGAAGTTTATGAATGGTGCAGCCAGCATCGGCAGATAATACCAATCAAGGGCTTGTCAGGCCGCACCGGCGAAATGATCAGTTACAAGGAAATCACCACTTACCCAGGAACAAACAAACCGATTCCCGGCGGCCTCAAGCGCGCCAACCTGCGGGTAGACCTGTTCAAAGACGAACTAGAACGCCGCCTCGGCATCGAACCGGATGATCCAGGAGCACTCTCTTACCATGACGGCATCGACTCAGATTTTGCCAAGCACTACACCGCTGAGACCAAGGACGAGTCCGGTACATGGATTCACAATAGAAAGCACCGCAACGATTACTGGGACTGTAACAACTACGCCGTAGCATTGCTGGAGATGATGAGGCTCAGGATACCCAGAATCGACACACAGGAACCGCCCGGCCGAAAAATACGCAATAGCGGAGTCCAATAAACCCGACAGGAGAAACACCATGGCAAAAGTGAACAAGATCGTCAGCAGCAACCCGCCCGCAGCACCCGGCAGTCTGGATATCCGTCTCAGCCTGCAGGAGATCGAACAAGCCAAACAGCAATTCATCGAACGCAATATGTCCTTATCCCGTGAGGAATTTGCCGGAATGTTCGGCAAGGAAATCAAATGGGCCGGCGAACGCATGAAAGACGGCTCGGTCGTGGTCCTGGATGAATTCGCCAAGAAGACCGAAAACGGCTTTCGCTTCAGCAAGTCCGCCCGGATCTGCGCGTCCTCGGCCCACGCCTACCGTGATTCGGTGATTGTCCCGGTCAATGGTGATATGGAGATGGAAGACGACGGTGAAGAGTGAACCGGCGGTGATTTCACCACGATCCAACCACAATATCTAGGCAACCGACCCAAAACCCACCCCAACATTTTGTGCTTTTGGTGGAGTTTGCCCCCCTTTACAAACAAAAATTAAGCTTTTATATTAGGCCCCAATATGTAGGGGCCTTTTTTATTTGCACCACAACATCTTGGAGCGACCATGCCAGACGAAAACGGAATAACCCTCGCGGATGCACGGGCTCAACTGGCCACCTGGCTGGCTGCCGATGCCGCCGTTGCCGCCGGCCAATCCTACAGGATGGTTACCGGTTCCGGAGAGCGCCAGGTTACCCGTACCGATGCCGCTGAAATCACCCGCAAGATCAACTACTGGCAAACACAGATCAACAGACTCACCACCGGCGGCGGCTGCCGCGTTCGCGGGGTAACCCTCATATGAGCCTGCCTGCGGTCGTTCATAATAACCTGGTGCCCCAGGTGCAAACCTCCCTGTTGGATCGCGCCATCGGCTATTTTGCTCCCGAGCGGGCTGCCCGTCGCCTACATGCCCGCATGCAGACCGCGGTTGCCTCCCAGTTCATGGCCAGCATCTCCGGCAGCGGCGGCTATGACGGCGGATCCCGCAATCGCCGCGAAACCAATTCCTGGGTACCTTTTGCCACCGATGCCGACACCGCCACCCTGTCCGACCTGAATGACCTGCGCAGCCGTTGCCGTGATGCCGTCCGCAATTTTCCCATTGCCACCGGCGCCGTCAACAGCACCGTCACCGCCGTTGTCGGCTCCGGCCTCACGCTCCAATCGACCATTGACCGGTCAATACTCAAAATGACTGACGACAAGGCCGAGGAATGGCAGCGCGGCACCGAACGCGAATGGCGCTTGTTCGCCGAATCCAAGGACTGCGACTGGTCGCGGGAGATGAACCTCAACGGCCTGTCCGAACTGGCCTTCCGTTCCACACTCGAAAACGGCGATGTCTTTATCTCTCTGCCCCGCAAAAAGCGCGCCCGCAATCCTTACTCTCTCTGCGTCCAGCTGATCGAAGCCGATCGGGTCTGCAATCCCAACTTTGCCCTGGATTCCTCCACCTGTGTCGGCGGCGTAAAAAAAGACCCGACCACAGGCGAAGCGGTCGGCTACCACGTACTCAAGGGCCACCCCGGCAATCTGCTCTATATCGATAAAGGCCGCTGGCAGTGGGATTATATCCCCGCTTACGATCCAAAGACCGGCCTGCCCAACATCATCCATCTCAAGCGCCCGATGCGCATCGGCCAGACCCGCACCGCCCCGTTCCTGGCCCCGGTGCTGGAACCGCTGCGCATGATCACCCGCTACAGCCAGGCTGAACTCATGGCCGCCGTGGTCTCGGCCATGTTCACCGTTTTTGTGAAGACTCCCGCAGCCACGGGCCTCGGCAACATGGGCGCAGCCCCCACCGGTGTCGGCGGCGGTGTGGTTTCCTATGGCGCCAACAACGCCAGCCCGGTTACCAGCGGTGATCTCAAGCTCGGCAACGGCATGATTGTAGACCTGGCCCCTGGAGAAGAAATCGAGATAGCGGAATCAACCCGGCCCAACTCCGGTTTCGATCCGTTCTTCATGGCCATAGTCCGCCAGATCGGCATTGCCCTGGAGATCCCCTACGAAGTTCTGATCCAGCATTTTACCGCCTCTTACTCTGCCGCGCGGATGGCCGTCGAACAGGCCTGGGTGTTCTACCTCGGCCGGCGCTCCTGGCTGGTGGAAAACTTCTACAAGATCATTTACGAAGTGTTCATGACCGAGGCCGTGGCACTGCGCCGCATCGCCGCCCCCGGTTTCATGGCCTCCCCGCTCATGCGCATGGGCTATCTGGGCGCGCAATGGACCGGCCCCAAAAAACCGCAGGTGGATCCGGTAAAAGAAGCCAACGCCGCCAAGATCCGGGTAGAGGAGGAATTTTCCACCCGCGCCCTTGAATCCGCCAACCTGACCGGCACCGACTGGGAGACCAACCACATCCAGCGTGCCAAAGAAGAGCGCATGCGCCGGGACGACGGCACGGTCATGGACCAGGTTGCCCCGCCCGCTGCCCAGCGGCCCGAACCAGAACAGAATGAAGATTTACCGGAGGCAGTATGAAACTTATCGACATCGTCAATGGCGCCTGGGCAATAGAACCGGCCATGCTTAACGAAATCAGAGGCATTTACGCCACCCATCTGCGCGGCGAAAAAATCAACCTCGCAGCCATAGAGGCCTCGCTGGGCCGGTCCTTGAAGAACGGCAGCCACGGCTATGAAGTGGTTGATGGCGTTGCCATTATCCCGGTCATTGGTGTCACCGCCAAAAAAATGAACATGTTTGCCGACATCAGCGGCGGGGCCTCCACTGAGCTAATCGGCAAAGACGTGCGCGCAGCAGTCAACGACCCGGCGGTAAATTCGATTATTCTGCACATAGACAGCCCCGGGGGAACGGTTGACGGCACCCAGGCGCTGGCAAACATTATTGCCGAGGCCCGCACCAAAAAACCGATGGCCACCCTGGGTGATGGCGTGCTCTGCTCCGCTTCCTACTGGTACGGCTGCGCAACAGGTGAGGTTTTCATTGCCGACGATACCACCCGGGTCGGATCCATAGGGGTTGTCACCGGGCATCGCGACATCTCCGGCTGGGAAGAAAAGCAGGGTCTGAAAACCACAGAAATCACCGCCGGCAAATACAAGCGCGTTACCTCCGCTTATGCTCCGCTCTCAGCTGATGGCCGGGACAGCCTGCAGGCTGACGTGGATTACATCTACAGCCTGTTTGTCGATTCAGTGGCAGCGGCTCGCGGTGTCGACGTAGACACCGTATTGCAGCACATGGCCGATGGCCGGATATTCACAGGAAAAGCGGCGATTACCGCCGGGTTGGTGGACGGTGTTTCCACCTTGCCCCAGATGATCGAGCGCATGAAGTCGAAAAGCATTGCAGCCGGTGGCGCTGCGCCCATTACAGCATCAGACGAGGAGCCAATTATGAACATTCAGGAATTGCAGGAGAAGCACCCGGAATTGTACCAGGCGGCGGTTGCCCAGGGTATGGAAGCCGGAGCAGTAGCCGAGCGCGCCCGCATAGCAGCCATCCAGGCCACGGCCCTGCCCGGCCACGAAGCCCTGGTCAAAAAATGCATCGAAGAAGGCGTGTCGGCTGGTGATGCCGCCAGCCAGATCCTGGCCGCCGAAAACGCAAACCTTGCGGCCATCGCCGATGCCTTTGCCTCCGGAGGCGCGCCGCCGGTAGATGCGGCCGAATCCGGCAACGTGGAGCAGGAAGCCACCGCGCGCGCCTCTGTCGTATCGGCCGCGGTAGACGCCGCCAACGGCAAACGTTAAACGTCATCCGCCCTGCCTGCAGGGCTGGAACAAATTTTAGAGGAGAATGAACATGAGCACTGAAACCTACACCCCTGACAGATTGATCGCCGGCAGCTGTGAATGCAGCACCGATACCGCCACGCTGCTCTCCGGTCAGAATCTTGCCCGCGGCGCCATCCTCGGCAAGATCGCCCTTGCCCTGGGCGCAACCACTCCCGGTACAAACACCGGCAACGGCGATGTCACCGGCGAAGCCATCGGCGCCAATACACTGGTCGGCAACTACGTCCTCACCTGCACCGCCGCCGCCACCAACAGCGGCACCTTCAGTGTTGTCGCCCCGGATGGCCGTCGTCTCAAGGACGCCACCGTGGCCGTGGCCTATGTAACCGACGAAATCAGCTTCACCATCGCCGACGGCACCGAAGATTATGTTGCCGGCGACAGCTTCAGCATCGCCGTGGCCGCCGGATCCGGCAAGCTGGTGATCGTTGACAGCACCAACGTAGACGGCTCCAACGTTCCCTACGCCATTCTGGCCACTGCCACCGATGCCACCAGCGCCGACAAGGTTTGCGGCGTCTACAAGTCGGGCGAATTCAACGACAACGCCGTAACCGTCGGCGGTGAGGATACCGTTGCCCAGCACAAGGAAGCGCTCCGCGATGTGGGCATCTTCCTCAAGGCAACGCTTCACGCATAACCGGTCCTGTCCCGAAAATTAACCGGCTTCCCAGCCTTAACCTTTCTTGCGGAATAATTATCCGCCCAAAGGAGAATCACCATGAACCGCACCTTTTGCATCTACGCCCTTCTGACCATCTGCGCCATAATGGTCGGAACCCTGATTCAGCCTGTTATCAGCCATGCCGCTACCGACAGCCCTGTATTGCCGCTGCTGTTCTTCGGCACGGTCAGCCTGTTTGAAACCCGCACCCTGATCGACATTGTCAGCCAGATGAAACGCCCCAAGTCGTTCCTGCTGGATACCTTCTTTCCTGGCACCAAAACCTTCGATACGGAAAATGTCGATATCGACATCTACAAAGGCAAGCGCCGGATGGCCCCCTTTGTCGCACCCAACCTGGCCGGCAAGGTGGTTGAGCGTCTCGGCTTCAGCACCAGCTCCTACAAGCCCCCTTACGTGAAACCGAAAATGGTAACCACTGCGGCCGACATCCTTAACCGTCCCGCCGGCATCACCCTTTATCCCGGCGGCATCACGCTGGAGCAACGCGCCGCCCAGCAGGTCGGCCTGGATCTGGCCGAGCTTGATGACATGATTATCCGTCGTGAGGAGTGGATGGCGGCCCAGGTGCTCAATGCCGGCACGGTTGTTGTGCAAGGCGACGGCGTAGACGACACCATCGATTTTCAGATGGATTCCACCCACAAAATCACCATCTCCGTTGCCGGCGACAAATGGAGCGCCACCACTGCCGATCCGGTCAGGGATCTCGGCACATGGGCGCGCCTGTGCCAGAAAGACAGCGGCATCACCCCCAATGTCTGTGTCATGGGTTCATCGGCTGCCGCCGCGTTTATCGCCCGCGTCGGTTCCAATACTGCCCAGCTCTCCAGCATCAAGGTCACCCTCGGCCAGATCAACCCCCAGGCGCTGCCCAACGGCGCAACCTTCATCGGCACGGTGATCGCCCCGGGCGTCAACGTGGATGTCTACAGCTACGACGAATGGTATGTGGATGACGCCGGCGCAGAGCAGCCCATGGTCCCTGTTGACAAGGTCTGGCTCGGCTCGTCCAACGCCCAGAACTGCCGCCTGTATGGTGCCATCAAGGATCTCAGCGCC